AGCAAAAGATTTAGGTTATACTGAAGCCGAAATGCACAAAGTTATAAAAGAAAAGTATGAGATCCAATCTACCAAACAATTATCTAAGCCAGAGTTTACTGAACTTATTGAAGAAATAAAAAGATGGGCAGTTATAGAAATGGGTATTGTGCTGCCTAATGCTAAGCCAACTCGTCAATCGTCATACTAACCTTATAAACATTATGTGCTTGTTGTTGCACACTAAAAGTATTCTCTCTGAATGTACATATAGCATATCTATCAGGTTCGTTAGATTCTTTATCGTCTGTGAATATAAACGGCAGAGTTCCACCTAATGTACAATTCCATACAAAGTTAAAGCTATTGTCTGATAACATAGAATTATGGTTATCTCCAGAACCAGTATCTGAAGTTATTTGGTTCGATACTTCGTTTTCCATCCACATATTATCTTCGCTTATGTAAGAAAATGATAGTTTCCAACTTCTTAATCCTTTTCTACCTAAACCACTTTTAGGCTTAAAATAACCTAATTGTTCATCTGTTGTAGTAGAAGGAAAATCTAATTCAAATGGTGGATATTTATAAGTTCCATTAGGACCATTCATAGTCCATTCTGTTGGTCCATCATAGTAAATGTTAGATAACGTCTTACCACCTATAGTCTTTTGTGATTTAATGCCATCAAATCGTCTTGACATTGTAAGATTAAGGTCAGGCGAATTAGGAGCATCAAAATATTTACCTATAACAAAAGAACCTAATTGATGTGTGTAGTCGTCAAATTCATTTGCATCGTAAGATAAATTAAAGCTATTAAAATAATTGTTTTCTTCACTAAACGTAAATATGCTTGTACCATTGTAATATGGATTAGGGTAGTAATTCATAACATTAGTAGTAGATTCTGTTAATTCTGTTTCAAAGCCATCACCATACCCACCTTTGCCTACTACTTTAAAATCTTTGGAATCAGTACCAAGATTATGGTTTAATAAAGCACAAAAGTTTATAGGGAAAGAAGATTTAATAGGATTGTTTTCTGTGCTGCCTAAAATAAACTTAACTTGTGAGTCATCAGATGTTTCTAACTCTAAAAATGGATTAGCACAATTCATATACAAAAGTTCTGCACCACCTTTAGAGGTTGCATCCCAACCTAATTGTCCTGTAGCGTGTAAAAATGTAGGCATATCTACATAAAATCTTGGCGTTTTAACTTGTTTTCCCATTAATATCCTCCTGAGCCTCCTGAACTAACACCACTTGTAGATGTTGTTGTTCTACGTTTTGTTTTAATTTTTGTTTTATCTGCTTTAGGTAGATCATAATCAGGTAAATTGTATTTAGTTTTAGTGGCTTTGCCTTTTTTAACATTACTTTTGAAATTATCCCAAGTATCTGCTTCTAAATTCATAGACCAATTTTGTGTAATCCAAGTTGAATTTACATTTTCTATATTGCATTGTATGCGTTTACCTTCTTTATTGGCTACAATTACCTTTTTTATCTTAACAGTACCCTCGTAGGTAAATAATTGTAAATTTTTAATGGCTAACCCTTGTAAGCCTATTAATAGTATTTTACTTTTATTACCTTGCATTATCCAACCTTCAGGTAATGTTGGCGTAATATCTGCCGTACCTGTAAAGTCTATCTCTATACCTAATATATCTACATTAGATTCAATAGAGCAACTACCATTATTGCATATTATTGTAGATTTACCATCTGCTAATTGTGTTTTGTTGTATATCATTTAATTACCTAATATGTTTTGCACTAAAGTTACAACATCTAATATATTTAATGCACCATCACCATTTAAGTCGCCTGATTCATTATATGGACTATCATCTAAAATAAGATTTACAAGAATAATTATGTCTAATACGTTTATAACTTCATCTCCATTTAAATCGCCTAATGTAAAATCTATAGTTGGTATATTTTGTACAAAAGTTAATGTTTCAGACAATTCAGGGTCTGTATCTGACGTAATAATTAAATCAAATGTTAATTCAATAGTTTCTTCTACAGTATTATCGTCAGTATATTCAATTCCTGCTCTATATGCTAAACCTACCAATTTGTTTATACTAACATTATCACCATAATTATTGTCAGTTTCATTTATTGTTGCATTAACAAGTTCACTTGCTTCTATATCATTAATGCCATTTGTAATTTGTAAATTACCATAATTAAAAGCGTGACTAGAATCAAGTAGTCTTATTTCAATATTAACGCCTGTTTCTAAATTTGTACTTACAAGTGCATTTATTTGTCCTTGTTGCAAATCAGGCAAATTATAATCACTTTCCCATTCTGTTAAAAAGTATATTTCTTCTTCTGCTAATTCTTCTCCCTCAGGAGCATATATATTATTCATATACGGATTAGGTATTTTATAATTACCTAAATCATCATCATTCATACCAAAATCGCCACGATGTACTTGAACTAACTCTAAACTTACTTTGCTTAAAGATTTAGCTGTTTTAGTAACAAAAAATACAGGATATATAAGTTGTCCATTTTTAACAAATTCTTGTGTATAGTCAAATCCAAAAGCAAGTTTACCACCTATAAGTTCATCAAATTTTATGTAATCACCTGCTTCTAAATGTATATAACTAGGAGGTAAATCTATTTTCATTGTAATATGCTGATTAGCGTACCACATAAGCAATCTTCTTTGTAGTTTTCGTGCCGTATCTTTATCTCTAATATATTCCGTTTCTATATCTAATTTTGCATCTTCATTTTTTATACCATAATAACTAATATCATAAAGCATATCAGATGTTAATTCTGTAGTCAATTCATCTAATGTAGTAGCAGAAGTGATACCATTATTATCTTCAATTCCATAGCCTGTTTCTTCTGCGTAATCTCCTGATCCATAATCTTTTTTATACTTAACATTTACTTGGTTTTTAACATCTTCTAATTTAGTTAAGGCAAAAGAATACTTTACAATATCTTGATTATCTATAGTTTCAAACTGGTCATAATCTTCAATGTTTTGTTTTAGGTCTATAAATTTAAAATTACCTGCACTATCAAATGATGGAATGTAAATTGACGATTTAAAAAGATTTTCTATAACACCTTTAGTTTCTTTTTGTTCTTTTAAAGTAAAACTATGAATCCAATCGTCTTGTATTGTTTCGTCAGGAAGTATAACACCTTTGTCATATCCTAGTTCTTCTTTTAATATATCATTTAATATATTATGTGGTTTTGTTATTTCTGTATCTCTTAAATATGATATTGTTCCATTTTCATTTGCCTCAAGATTTCCTTCATTAACAGTCATACTATTATTTAATGGTGCTGTTGTGCAAGTAAAAACACCTGCGTCTGTACCATTTTCAGAATATATATTAAATGTATCTCCTGCATTTAAAAAATGAGGTAAATCTGTAAAAATTATGTTTGTATTATTACCTACATATTCTATACTAATAATATTAACTGTCCAATTTTTTTCTTCACTTCTTCCTACAACACTTCCATAATATTTTTCTTTTACATATTCAGTTATTAATATATCTTGTATTGTGTAAAATTGTTTTAAATTAGCAAAACAAGATGAAACATTAGTGTAATATCCTTTAATTGCAGGTAATCCCCAATTAATACTGTCAGTAGTTTTTGTTGAATTAAAACCTAATATAATATTGTCATATTCTTCGCCTCCTAAACCAACAGTTACATATCGTTTTTCTACTGTATCAGGTGTTATAGTATGTTCGTGGTTAGGAAATTCACAAGCAGTTGTCCAAGTGCCACCATCATTGTCGTAATATTCGTGCCAATCATTTTTAGTTGTAACTAAATCACCAAAACTATCATTATTGTTATGATGTCTTGTAAGTAATTGTCTTTCGTGCCAAAAAGCTACAGGTTCTGCTTCTGTTCCACCCATTATATTACTAGGGGCAAAATAATTAGCTCTGTAAAATATTTTAGTTACAGCAGGATAATCAGGCACATCAGTATTAAGCTGAAGCCGTACAAAAGCTCCACCATTTTCATTGTGCATATTTACGCTGTGTATATGTATTCCTGAACGATTATCAGCATTTTGAATCCAATCAGGATTAAAATTAGGGTTATCTAAAAAGTTGTTATCTTCAAAACTCCATATGCCTTCATTTTCAATTCCACTATTATTGTTTATTTCTGTAGGTTGCCACCAAGTTTGTAATCCTTGTGCTATAGCTTCGTTATATAAACTATCAGCAGCAGAAGATTGATTACTTACTATGTCATAATTGTTTTCATCATAATCTATATTATTAGCAACATAATTTGTAGTTCCTCTAAATATATCTCTAGTTATTCCTGTATAAAATAAAGTATCAAAAAAACCATAAAATTTATTTGCAGAAGGTGGTCTGTATGTGTACGAATCATCATCATCAGCAGGGGAACCATTATAATAATTTTTATATTCTCCGTGATTTTTAACAAAAAAAGACACAGATTGTACAGGTCTATATATTCTTGTTGGAATACCTAAATTTCCTTCTACTGCCTCATATTCTTCCTCACCATCTTCATCTTCCTGTAATGTGTATTTTTCATATAAAAAATTACTAGGATTTAAATTAATTTTTGCCGAACTATTATCTGTAAAATTTTCAAATTCATACATTGAACCTTCGTTTATAGTATGTGTTCTTGAGCCAAAATTGTAAGGAAAATTCTCCATTATAGGCATATAACCATCTTTGTAAGTAAACAAAGAAGAATTTTTTTGTAACCAAGTTCCATAAAGTAAAGTATCTTTAATTTTAGGATTTTGATAGTTTACACTTGCTATTTTATCCCATAATCCTATTATTTCTTTACTAGGCTTATCAATTATTAAAGAATCATATTTATCTAATATTAAAGGAGATTTATCAACATAACCATATACCATAGGATAAGGTTTTCCAATATTCTCATCATTAAAATTATTTTCATCTTCTATTAATGTTGCAGGTATTTTAGTTTTAAGTTTTTGCTCAGTTAGATCTTCTAAAGTAAGGCTTAAAGTTTCAGCCGATTGAGAATAACGTCTAATAGTACCTGTATACACTAAAAGACAATCATCTAAAGTGTCTAGTCCATTAGCAGCGTAATACACTTGTACTACTGCATTAAGTAAACTAGGAATATCGTCTGAGAAAATTTTACCTTTATAGGGAGCATTTGATATAGATAGGGATACACTTGAAATAGTGTATTTATTGTTTATAATGTCTGCTTTTGAGCTTATAGAAGGACTATTAAGTAGTAAAGGGTTATACGCCTCACCACCTATGTTTGTTTCCTTAATTGATAAATTAATTACTTCTGTTGCCGAATCTAACGGATCATCTATCTGTACACCTTTATATATCCTAACCAAAGGATATAAAGACGTTCTAGTACCATTACCTAGTGCTTGTTTAAATTTAGGAGGTAAAGTTAACATTAACCAATTCCAAAATCACTACCCCTACGGACAGCTTCTTTAATTGACTCTGCAAGTTCGCCTTCAACAAAATCTTGTGTTAAAACATTACCTGTAACACTTACATTGATACTTCCACCACCACCTGATTGATTCATTTGGTTAAGGGTTTCTAAGCCGATAGATTCTACTGCATTTCTACTCATTACAAATTCGCCACGTTCTGCTTCTATAATAGTACCACCTTGTGAATGTCTGTTTCCACCTACATAACCACCTTGTTCAAATGAGCCGTAAACTTGACCACCACCTCCAGAGCCACCACCTATTTTGTTAGCAGCCATAGCAACTGCTCTTGCATTAGCTAATCCTGCTGCAAGTTCTATACCATACATTATCCCTGGAATTGGTATAGGTAAACCTGCCTTGTTAGCGTTAAATCTTGCTGATGAAGCAGCACCAAAAGCATCTACAACAGCACCCATAGCTTGTATTGCAGCAACTTCTTTAGCTCCTGCTCCAAAAGCACCAGCTAATGTAGCTACACCTTTAGCCATTTTTGAATATGCCTTTAATTGTGCTTGTGTTTCTGCTTGTAAAATTGCGTCTTTTTTATTTTTAAGCATTTCTAATACAGCAGTTAATTCTTTGTTTTTGCCTATTTCTTTTTCTAATAATTCAAGATTATCTATTTGTGTTTGTAAGTTTTCTTTTTGCGAAGCACTTGTTTGTTTATATAAAGCATCAACACTATCTTGAATTTCTATAAAAGATTTATAACTTTCAAATCCTAAATCAACAATTCTTATTTGTTCTTCAAGATGTTCTATGTTTTTTGTAATTTGCTCATCTTGTTCTTTATTAACTGTTATGCCATTTTCTTCAAATAATTGCTTTTTTTCAAGCATTTCTGTTAATTTACGTTCAGCTTCTTTTTGTTCATTTCTTTTAGCTGTAATTTTTCCTATTTGTACTATTTGCGTTTTATTACTAAGTGTACCACTATTTACTAATTTTGTTTGTTCTTCAATATCTGCATTTAATTGTATGTATTCAGGGTGTAATCCTTGTAACATACTTTTTTGTTTGTTTAATTCTTCACTTAATTTAACTTTGTTCATAGTAGATAAAGTTTGTAGATAAGTCATATTAGCTGCGGCAGCATTTTCTGTGGATTTTGCTGCATCATCAAACCCACCACTAAGCCTATAAATAGCTTCTGCTAATATTCCTGCACCTACAATTAAAGCACCCCAACCTAATTTCATTTGGTTAGAAACAACTTTTATTACTTGTTTATTGTAAAATATCATAGCACCAGCTAAAACAACTTTTACAGCTTTAGCATAAGCTCTCACTCTATCTTCATTAAAGGCTCTTGATAAACTTGTCATAGTATCGGCTAAAGATACAGCTGTAGGTAAAAATGCTTTGCCTATTTCAACTGAAAGGTCAGACATAGCAGCATTTAGTTGTTGGAATGATTTATTAGCATCTTGTGTTTCGTTTGGTAAGAATTTAAGTTTTTCTCTACCTGCTTCAAGTGCTGCATTCATAAATGCTTGTTTTTTCTCAGAATCTGTTAATGTATCGGCAGTTTTACCTATTTCTTTTGCATATTCTTTATAAGCCTTATCTGATTTTACAATAATACCAATGTTATCAAGCATTAAACGTGATTGACGACCAATACCAGTAACAAGTGATTCAACTGATAATTTAACATCTTTACCTAAAGCATCACCAAGCCTTTGTGCCATATCAAACATATCAGCCATTTCATCAGAGTTTTTAGTAACACCAAGAACCATAGCATTGTTTGCTTGTTGAAATAAATCAAAACTACTTAATGTTCCATCTGTAGCATTTTTTAATTTTCCTATAGCAATAGAAGCGTTATTTGCACCACCAGACATAGTGGTAAACCCTTTTTCCATTTGTTGAATTTTGGCTGCTTGTTGAGTAAAATTAACAAGTTGTCTTGCACCCATAGCTAATGCAAAATTAAAAACTAATAATCTTGAACGTATGGTAGACATACTTTGTTCAAAAATAGACATATTTTTTCTATTTCTGCCACCCATAGATTTACCAAATTTGTCAGTAGCACCTGTAGCACCACCTGTAGCTTTTTCTAATTCTTTTATAGCTTTTATTAAGGACTTATGCCCTACTGGCTTAAACTTTACGATAATATCAGACATCTTTTTTCGCTTTCTCTTTTACGTTGTTCATCTTCTTTGCCATCGCATTTTTAATTATAAAAAAATATTGTACCCATCTTGCAGGTTGTTCACCATAACTACCTAAGTGTGCTGGTGTACCTGTTTCTGTACAATATAAATACTTATTAAGAAGTTTCATATACTTCTCATCTCTAACGTGATTTACACACGCAAAGAAAGGTAATTGTGCAGTAATACTTTTAGCCACATCAAACTCCTTCCCTTTTTCTTCGTTAAATTCTTTAGTTTCTTGGGCAATTAAATCAATAACTGCCCAAATATCATCTTGTGATCTAAACTCTCGTGTTTCGTATCCGTTTTCCGTCTTTACAGGTAACTGTGCTTCATAAGGAAAATCACAATAAGGACAGCCTCCACAGCCGTCAGACAATATAGTCAGTTCTACTTGGAGGCTTTCTCTTCCCCCACAAGAAGATACTCCTGCATTTTAACAAAAATATCAGTTCTATCTTTTAATGTGAGTGTTTTTAGAAACTCATCAGATGTATCGCCGTCAATACATAAACGTAACCACTTAGTAATCGTACTATTCATCATCTTCATACCTTTAGGATTACCTTTAGCATCATACTGATACTCTACAGAATCAAGCATTTCATCTCTCTCATCTATTGATACATCTTTTAACTTAATCTTACTTCCAGATTCAAGTTTAAATTCCATTGTTTATTCCTTTATTTTAATTAACAAGCTACTTCAAATAAGTCTGTACTTGAACCAATTCCTGCTCCTACAGCTTTAACTGATACATCTAAAGCCATCATATCACCTTCGCTTAAAGCAACATTAGTCATTACAGAATTGTCAAATTTAAAACCAAAAGCTCCATCACCAGGATCATTATCATCATTCATTAATGTAGCTCCTTCTGAAGCCCCTGTTACTTGGTCGTGCATATTTTCAAACATAACATCTGTATTGTCATCATACTTAATGTTAAAATCAGCAGTTGCTGAAACTTCACCTACTCTTGAAGCAGATTCAAATCCTGTTGCTGTAAGACCTGCAAACACAACATCATTTTCAATGTTTAAAGTAAATGAATTTACTAATACATTAGAGTGTCCTGCAATAATTCTATCATCAGCATCCCAAGCACTCATAAAATAATTGTTTGCTGTAATAGCTGTATCTATTGCTATATCAGCTTGATTTAATATTGGAAGGCTTCCTGTTTTAAAAGTAGCAGAAAATTTAACTCTACCACCTTCAGTTCCTGCATCACCATTAAAAGAAATAGATGTACAAAAACAATCTTTAAGACCTATAGCGTGACCACTTGCAGGACTTTTGTACGCAATAGATAATAATTGATTTGCTGTTTGATTAGTTGTTGCTGCTGACATATTTTGTACTGCACCAGCAGATGTTATTGCGTATGGAACAGTATCACCTTGTGTAATATTACCAAGTAATAAATCTAATATTTCTGTTGTAGCTGTGCCTGATACAGATACTTCTATAACTTTATTAAGTTTATCTTGAAAGAAATCAGTAGCTTGTAAAACTCTACTACCATTTCTTGGTTCTAAAACTTGATTTAAATTTAAAGATGGACTTCCTACAGAATCTACATCTACTGCTAACCAAGAGTTATCAGGGCTGCCACTTGAATCTGGATTAATAGTTCCCCAATCATCTTGCTCGGCAACCAAAAACGAGAACTGCTTAGGTGAGTAAGCCTTTTCATTTATAGCCATTATTTTTCTCCTTTAGGGTTACTACCCTTTGTTTGTTTTTTAACTGTTTTAACTTCTTCTACATATTCCCAAGCAAGTTTTGGTACTCTATCTACTTCTACTTGCTTTCCTGAATTTATTTCTCCTAATAAAGTAGAACAAAATCCTTCATTTTTAAAACACCAATTAGATGTTATAGGTTTGTCTTTACTTATTAATTTAATCTTCATAATTACTCCTAATCTAAATTACCTAAATGTTGTCCACGCCATTCAAACTGTACAACATATTCGTTTTCGTCATCTAAAGCGTTTAGTTCTGTAGATTCAATTCTACAATTAAAACAGTTTGTGCTATTAGTATCATCTAATGTCATACTAATGTTATCGTGTATTAACGCCTCAATTCTTGATACAAACCTTAAAACGTGGTCTAATGATGTTTTGTTTACGTTAGGATCTGCAAAGTAATAAAACATATTAATTTGAAACTCCCTAATTTCTCCATTTACATTATACTCACTTAAAGTGCTACCTACAGGGTCAAGCCGTAAATATTGATTACCTTGCTCTTTTTGCTCGTGTCCAATATATACAGGTAAAGTACCCTTAAATTCTGTTCTTAATGTGTTACGTAATTTATTAAGAATATTAGTAAAGTTGTTAGTAAAATTTACAGCCATCTTAATATCCTCTATAAGTTCTAATTCTTGTCATTTTAATAGCTTTACCAGTAGAAGCATCTACATCTTCATATCTTCCAAAACATTCTATTTCCCATTCATCGTTTTGAATTGCATCTGTATTACCAGCAAACCTTATTTGTAAACTTCCAGCTAAAGGTTGATAATCACCACTAATTACTTCATTAGATAATACTTCATTATTTTTAAGTTTTACATCATCTTTAGTAAATACTGAGTATTTTGCCGTACCTAATGCTCCACCTGTAGTAATGATAACTTTAATTAAATCATAAGTTCCTACCCATTCACCTCTAGTATCTACAGGTCTTATAGCACCTGCTGTACCATAAACCACATCTCTAACTACACCTTGTGAACTATCCCTTGTTACTTGCCAAGATAAAGCTGCTTTACCTTCGTTTATATTATTTATGTTTTGCATAGCTTCTTCCATAAGAGCATTAGCAAGTTCACTATTAGGATCGTGGCTTTTAATCATAAAGTTAGCAGCTATTAAAGCCGTGCTTCTAATAATAATATAGTCATAGTTACCTTCTTTATCTTTCCACGCCTCTCTTGGCATATTAGGGTCTAACATACTATCTAAGTATCTACTAGCATCAGCTCTAAATTGTGTTACAACACCTGTAAAATCTTCACCTGCCTCCATTAATGAATCAGAAGGATTTATTGTGGTTGCGTAAAATAATAAAGAATCACATCCTTCGTTGTATAGCCATTGATTTTCTTCTGTCCAAGTTACGCCAATATATACATCTGTACTTGTATTATGTGTTGCTGTTGTTGTACCTAAAAATCCTCTTTCTACTGTTATGGTATTAGAAGATATATTCGTAATTAACATTTTTTCATC